CAGGGTAATTATATTTATTATACTTTTACTCATTATATGGTTTTTTATACCTATATATAGAAAACCGCGGATAATAAAAAATGTTTTAAGCGCCGAAGAGTGTGAACATATAAAACAGTTTGCTACGAAACGATTAGAATCATCCACCATCTCAAACGACCGTAAAATAGACGAAAATGTACGTAAAAGTGAAACCGCGTGGATAAGAGCATATGAAGACCCCGTCGTCGATAAGCTTATACGTACATGTATTTCTATGACCGATCGTCCTTTAAGTAATTGTGAGGATTTACAGGTCCTTAAATATAAACCGGGTGGGTTTTATAAACCTCATCAGGATACATTCGCCGAAGATGCAAATCGTCGTATGTACACATTCATAATCGCCTTGAATGATGATTATGAAGGTGGTGAAACTGAGTTTCCAAATATAAATAAAACATATAAACTAAAAAAGGGTAATGCACTATTTTTCGATACATTGAATAATTACGAATGTATGACTGAAAGCGCATTACACGGTGGTACACCAGTTACTTCAGGTGAAAAATGGATATGTAATTTATGGGTACGTAAATACACTTATTGAAGCAGTTCCTGTTCACCGCGTTCGGCTAACATACGGCGATTTGCCATATGTAGTTCCTGGACGTCATTCTTATTCTGACCAGTATATGGAACTGCGTGACCATTTTCACACATCCACTGATTGACGTTCGTCCAGTTTCCAGCATCAGAAACCCAAATTTCACCAAGGACGCGTCCAAATTTACCACGACTATCCATTTCCGGACATCTTAATTCGATTTCAATATCATCCTTTTCAGATGCGACCGCTTTAGTACACCAATACGCCAATTTCTTTTTTGAGAGATTACCGTACACCTTCTCAACTTCATCAGATGTTCGTGATTCTGGTGTATCAATACCGAGTAATCTAACACGTTGGCGCGACATGACATCAAAACCGAGATCGATGAGTGCGTCAATAGTATCACCATCGACGATTTTTTCAATTGCAGCAATCTTGAATTTGAAATTACATGGTTTTTGGTCGTACGTAGTCATTGTTATGTATTGTTATGTAGTTTTTTCTTTAATTACAAATCAAAAATCTTTTTAGTTTTACCATCGTATACGTTGACTAATCCCGTATCTATCATTTTTTGGTTGATGGAAATCGCATCACTCTTATTTTTAAACACAGCGACAAGTGTTCTCCCATATTTATCGTCTTTTAAACACGAAATCCATACCCACCCGTTTACGAATGTCCTACACATCAACGGATTCCACGGAACACATGTATCACGTTCATCATATCCCAGTAATCCTATAAATGCTTCGCGAGCACGTTTTGCCATAGCAACATGATTTTCTCTATTTGGTATATCTTTCAATGGTTTCATTTCGGGTGAATCGTACCCGATGGTACGAAAATTAAATTTTAAAACGCGGTTATGGAGTATGATACAGGCCTTAAACGTATCTCCGTCGTATACGTCTGTAACTTTGGCGTACCCCTCGTATCCATTAAGACTAAATATGGGTATAGATTCGTCAATTTTTGATAACCGACGTTTAGTAAAACAGTACATTCCATTACAAATTTCTAATTCTTTTAAGCCCATCACATATTTTCAAATAATCACCTTCGGGTAAATTCACCGAATTTTTATCAATCAGTTCCATAACTATACTTGAAACGCTTTTTAACGTTATTTCTCTATCGTATACCGGTTCGCGTGTAAGTGCGGGACGACACAACCAATCTGTTCCCGTAATTTCACCATCGTAATTATATATTTCACGTATATGTGTTAAAAAGTCTCTTAATGTCGGATAATAACATATCGGCGACCAAACACAATCATTACAATAAATATGGTCTCTATCGATGTGCACGTTTTCGGACGAATTCCAAAATCCATCATTATAATTAAACATTGATATGGGTCTTATATGACCATCTATAGGTTTAGGTAAAATATCGTTTCGGTTTTCGTATTTTGCGTTATAATTATACGAAAAAATGGGCGACGCATAGGCCTCGATACTCTCAACACGTCCGTGATCATATAAAACCTTAATTAATATTTGTCGAATGCTTTCTCGTGTATTCGGTATAGTCGAACGAATACTACTATTTACGTATGGTGTTGTCGTCATAAATATATTTGTTTTTATTCCTTATCTTTATTTACTCTAAAATATAAGGTCTTTTTTTATTTCTATAAATATATCTTTTTAGATCCCTTTTCGTATATATTTGTTTACCCAACATTTCTATATATTTTTTTAAAAGAAAAAACCCTTCACCTTTTTGAAGTGTCATATATGGAATTGCGTCACTTTTCTTAATTATACGCATTTCATATCCATTATGAACCAATAAATTAACGAGTATAAATTCAAAATCGTGATCCTTTTTCAAATGTTGTATAAAATAATTTCCATTTTTACCGAAACGAGGACTTTTAATTTCTATTTTACATCCGTTAAAAATAGCATCATGTTCGGAATTTTGTGAATTCTGAAAATTAAATTTATTTTTAACTATTTTTTCGCAAAATGTCCCGTACGTCTTATTATTAAGTAATACTAATTGTAGTATATTTTCAGACGCACCCAATTTTTTATAATACGTTACCTGTGATTCAAAATTACAAAGTTCTTTGAATTCTGGTAAATTTATAAGATCCTCTTCATTTATGATAGTCATTTTATTAATTAACTTAAAAGTGTATCCCTTATATATATAAATGCGAGATTCAGAAATTATTAACGATGATTTATTAAAAGTTTTACCAAACTTAGGTGACGGTGAGGCACAAATAATTATAGCTGATCCACCGTATAATATTGGTAAAGATTTCGGTAATAAAAGTGATAAACAACCGATGGATCAATATTTGAAATGGTGCGATGAATGGATAAATGGATGTTTACGCGTTTTGAAACCAAATGGAACCATGTTCATATATGGATTTAGTGAAATACTCGCACTCATTTTAAGTCGAGTTCCAACGGAAGTAAATAGAAGATGGGTCGTGTGGCATTATACAAATAAAACGACACCTTCGTTAAATTTTTGGCAAAGATCTCATGAAAGTGTCATTGTTTTGTGGAAAAATGATAAAGTGTTTAATCGCGATGCGGTACGTGAACCATATACAGATACATTCATCAATAATGCGGCCGGTAAAGAAAGAAAGGCAACAAAGGGTAGATTTTCAAAGGGTGATAAAACAACTGTATATACCGCACATCCAGAAGGTGCGCTTCCACGTGATGTTATTAAAATTCCAGCGCTTGCTGGTGGTGCCGGTAAAAATGAACGCGTGAATCATCCAACACAGAAACCATTAGCATTATGCGACAAATTGATAAAATCGTGTATGCAGGGACCCGAAGAAGGATATGTTTTTGTTCCATTTGCTGGTTCTGGTAGTGAATGTCTTGCTGCTAAAGAATTAGGTTTATCATATGTTGGTGTTGAAATAAACAATGAGTATTGTGGTATCATTGAAGAACGATTAAAATAGTTAAAACTAAACCGTTTTATAAGAATAATGATACAAGAATATGCCGAATACGTATACAAAGTACTTGGTACCGGGTATAGTGAGCGTGTATATCACAATGCGATGGAAGTTATCTTACGAAAAAATGGGGTGGCATATGAATCCGAAAGAATAGTTCCTATAGTATTTGAGGGGCATATTATAGGGAATCTTCGTGCAGATTTAATTTTGAATAATAAAACGGTTATCGAACTCAAATCTATAAAGACCGTAAACGACGTCATGGTCACACAGACCCAAAACTATCTACGCTTGACGGGTCTTACTGAGGCGTACCTGATAAATTTTCCTCCGACGCAGGACTCTTCTCTTGAGATTCGGTATGTTGGTTTAAATAATACATAATTGGTATCATCTGGTATATCTTTTTCCAATCACTCTTTGACTGTTGGTAATATGACTTGGGGTCTTTAAGTCCTTCACTTATAATTTCGTTTATCTTATCGGTATGAAATTTGATTTCTTGGAGACAGAAATTATAATACGGATCGTTCATTATCTAATGTAAAGTGCGTTTCTTTAATTATTTATTACACGCACATCCTTGGATACGATCATTTATGTTCATAAACGTGTTTCTTTCATTACGTTTTTTAACGGCAAAGTTTTTGAGCATGTTGCTCATACTGTTATATTGAACACCTTGTCTTAATGGATTTTTACGGGCCGATTTAGACTTTGGCGTTTTTGGTTTCGGTGAATTCGGTGAATTTGGGTATTTGTTATTGGTTTCTTTCTGTAACTGTTTTGATTTATTATTACGCACTGGAAATTTCATTTGATATATACCAATATTTTAAATTGTTGGTATGTATTCCCAGTTAAGAACACTACATATCTTTTTCCATATAACGTCTTGTTGATACAACTTTTCCTTGGATTTCAAAAGAGGAAAATATTTAAGGTATGAATCTTCACTCAAAAGTTCACAAAACTTATATAGTACGTAGGAGTAACTCAAAAAGTTTTTACGTTCGTTCGGACAATTATCGTCGAATGGTTTTTGAATATCCTTGAACATTATACGCAGACGTTCCTCGAGCTCCTGTGGCATTGAAGGTGGCTTTATACCACTCATAATATTTGCTATGTATGGGACGTGTTCATAATATTTATTAAGTTTGAGTTTCTTCAAGAGTGTTCGGACACGCGCGTGTGTAATTTCCGATAACGCTTTTATCTTCATTTTTTTTAGTTCGTTTCGTAATTGGTCTATAACTTCGGGTGGTATAGTCGTGGTTTCTTGTGCCTGGAACTGTGATAACCATTCATTGAAATGATTTTCGCGTTTATATGAATAGTTTACTATTTTCTCAGACGTTTCCTGTTCTTCTCGGTATGTCAGTTCTTCACTTATAAGTGTTGCTATGATTCGCCCACATCCATCACAAACAAGGTCGCTCGTATCATGAAAATGAAACACGTTACTACTTGGACATGTCCGACATACCTCTTTTTTCTTCTCTATATGTCTTTCTATATTATTCATCTTTTCTACATCTATGAGGTAATCGTTAAATATATCTTTTCTCTGTAATCCTGATGTCTCTTTACAATTAAAAACATTATCGGTACTCACTTCTTCTTCGAGTTCATCTGTGTATTGCTTCATATAAGGCATACACTTGATTATATAATCGGACATTTCAGATTCATATTTATTTTTATTTTTTGGATCTTCTTGTATATACGTCTTCCAAACCTCTATTTTATTATTAAATCTACTTAAAAAATTACCTTCCATAATAATTATATAAAATGATACGTAATCTTTTAACCAGTGTTATACTATGGATACATCAAACTTTAAAATCAATCAACGCAAAACCCGATTATAAAATTATAGATGTATCGATGGAATATTATTTGGATATTACCAAAACACCATATGAACTCGATGAATTCTGGATAAGTGAATACGAAGAATGGGATGGTGAAACTGAAGAATTTTATAAAGATTTAAACACGATTAATTATAAAAATACAGACATTCCAAATAATGTTACAAAAACAACGGTTCGTATTAAATATTGGTACAATGATATCATGTATAAATATTTAACGTACGATATGAACCATAAATGGCCACCGGAACGTAAAAGTGGTGTTGTGTTTAACATACCAATCGTGTCGGCACAATTGCTCGATTCGGATGATAAACCAGTGAAAGACCTTCTTAATAAAATACGAAGGTACGCGGGTCCAAGATGTGATTTTTATAATCAACACGTTAAAATAAGTGACATGCTATATTATGACATTGAAACACTAGGTAATGAATACCCTAAAATAAAAATAAAAAATGCACTTGGTATGATCAAAACTGTAAGTACAGTAGACGGATACCTTACAGATCTTCGGGTACCTTAGTTGCCAAGTAAAATTTTAGGTCGCCTAAATTTGCGACGTTATATTTTAAAATCAAAAATCTATTCTGTTCTTCTTGCATAATTTGAACTGTTGAACACATACTCGTCGCCTTTGTAAATATGTTCATGTACCGGAGTGAATACACACCTGAAATCTTATCACTCTCTTCGGTACATTGAATATCCGTTTCCTGATTTGCGAAATCTCCGTTACATAAAAGTTTGAGATTCGTACCCTCGCGTGTTATTTCTATATTAGTCCCAATATTATACATGTCTCTACATATCCTTTGAAAATCCGAAGATGCCATCGGCGTTATTGTCGTCATATTTACGTTTGGAACTTCAATTTGGTTTTCATTAATATCGAGTAGTTTCAAAGCAAATTTCGTACTGGTCTTTTTTGCTTCACTATGAATTTCTATATTCATATATTCCTTTGAATTTATATTGATGACCAAAACATCGTTGTTTGTTATAGACTTAAGAAGTTTAAATGTATTTGAAACATTTATACCGGCTATTATATCGTGTTCACACTCGTATTCTTCAAAATTATCGGCCGATAAAAACATATCGACGAGTGATGTTCTCGCCGTATCGAGTGTTACTATATACATACCATCGGGTTTAAAGTATATGTTTACATCGTTGAGTATATCTTTGAGTACTTCAAAAGTTGATTTTATGGCAGACGCCTGAATTGTAGCCAATTTCATATCTGATTTTTAATTGAATTATTTCTTTATATTCTTATTATACGCATCCGATACACTTTGGTTAATTCTTTCTTCGAGTTCTTTTGTCATTGGTGGTTGTAAAGATCTACCGTAATCATCCAAGCCAAATATGTCGCCTAAACCTTCACCTTCTAGTGTCGTCATAGAGCATCCACCGAACCCACACATCTCCAAATCTTGTACTGGTAATAATGATTCGAGCCAATTTCGTATTTCGTTACCGACAAGAAGTTTACCGTTTTTTGTAAGCATGGTCGGAACACGGGTAATTTTATTTTTATACTGTGGCGGTATACCCAACTTGTTTATGTTATGGTACTGGACAATTTGTTTCAGTTGCTCATGTTTGTTAATATAATCAATTATGTCCAAACTATGACTACACTGGGGACTGAATATTAAGAGAGACATGTTAAAATATAGTTTAATTTTATTTCATAAAAAAAACACAATAAAAATAAATTATTAAATATAACAAAGTCCTTCGAGGACTTTGTATAAAAATTTAAAAAATAAATTATTTTAAATTTTTAAAATAGTAATTGAAATAAAAATAAATTTTAATATTAAATAATGAAGCTTGTATTATTATTGTTAATACTCATTGTACTCTTTAGTATGTCCAGGACGGAAATGTTTACCGAAGCGTTCGGGTTTTCAGGTTTTTCTAAACCCATCGATACAATTATGTTGAATGAACCAGAAGCAGACCTATCGGGATACAAAGAATTAGGCGAAGATATAGAACTTTCGAATGACCTCATGCAAAAAATGGTACTTGCGACAAATAAAGAAGTATCTAAAAAAACAGGGTTATGTACCTATATCATCGAAACAACATCTATTAAAAAGTTTACAAATATAACGACTAAACAAGAAATATATAGATGTATGTTTATGACCGTTAAACATAGTGGATTCGCATTAGGTTTTGCAGTGACCGCCGATATACGAATGGATGATGGTACCGCTACTGTTTTGAGTGTCCGAACACAACCAATCGATGTTAATTCGCCTGTGGACCCAAGTATTTATCAGACAAATGTTGAAGGTAAAGAGTTTGAAGACTATTCACTTGTTAGACAGAGTGAAATTGATTTGATTAAGAATACGAAACTTATAGATAAGGCTATTTCAGAACCACAAGCCTTGTACGGTAAAATTGACATTTAAAAGTTCTCAATAAATGTAATGATCAGTATTGATGAAATAACGCGTATAACTGAAAAAAGGAATAAACTAAAAAAAGAAACGTACGTCAAAATATACGAACAAATTTCAAAAAAGATACGTCAGTCGGTCGATCTGGGACATAAGTATCTTTTCTGTCAAATACCAGCTTTTGTTATGGGGTGTCCACACTTTGACAGAATAAAGGCGTTCCAGTATATAATACGACAGTTTGAAATAGGTGGGTTTAATGTTCAGGCTGTAGGTCAATACGAATTATGTATTTCATGGAAACCAGTTAAAAAAACAAAAAATATCAGTCACTCCGTCGAAGACGATACCGGAGATTTTCCAACCTTGATAAATCTCAGAAAGGCCGCAAATAAATACAGGGGAAATAATGCGTGATAAAGGAGTATAAAAAACCGGCCCTAATCACAAATATGAGCGATCCATTAAATATATTAGTTGAAGCCAAGCGTGAATATGTCGGTCAAATATGTTTGCTTATATGTCCGGTTATGATAGAAACGTTTGAAAACTTATACGAAGAATCGTATAAACTTTCCAAAGGACGTAAGGTTTTAATAATGTTCCAGAAACTTTTGAAAGAAGTCCCAAATTGGAGTGATTCCATGTCTAAAACACACTCAGATAATATAACAAATAGGTGTGCGTGGTTTAACGATTTGTTAGCTGCCGTTTTTGTCAGTTGCGTTAAAATTTTGTCCGCGGTGCGATTAAATAAGACGAACAAGAAAATATCACTCAAACTTCCAACGAATGAAGTTTTTATTCAAACGTGTTATAATAACGCCGCCAAAGATTTATATAGAGACCCATTTATTTATCATGAATCTCAAAATGAACACGTACGAAACGATAAATTATATGAGAGATTTTCAAATTGTATCGAAGTTTCAATAAAGGAACTCATCCCGGTTCAGCAGATTTTACAGACCTATATGTCACAAACACAGGAAGGACAAGACCTTGATGTCGGTGAAGCCGAAGTTGGTGATTCCGAAGACCCAGACCTTATCGATGGGTATGAAGAAGAAACAACCGAGGAACCATTCGAACCAATGAACCAAGAAGTGCCGATGAACCCAGAACCACCTATGGAAATGGAATCACTGGTGAACCCTAACCCAGAACAAACTTCCCCATTTTATAACGAGTTTAGAACTATAAATACCAAACCGGGACCGCCAGGACCGCCAGGACCACAAGATCAGGGACCAATGGGACCACAACAGGCGGAAGACGAAGGTGTTTTGTTCCCGGACGCATCCGAATCCCGTGCAAAAAAAGTTGGGTATTATTAAATGGAGTTTGAAGACTATTTACGAGATCCAGCATGGGCCGGAATAATCGCCGGTTTAATAACCGCAGGTTACATACACTTTAAAGCAAAGATTAATAACGAAGGTAAGCTTCCAGTGAGTGCATACACTAAACCAGCAGCACTTATAGCAATTTTAGTATTTTTTATAGTTACCAACGGATTAGGTAAGAAAGAGACCATATCATCAGAACCATTTTAATTTTATAAACTTAAAGATATCATACATATGTACAGTATAAAATGGCTTCCGTAACCGCATTCAATGATATGATGGGTCAATTTCTTGTGGAATTACACAAGACATTTCCAGAAGAAAAAGGCTTGAAAAAGTGTGTGACAGCTTTCGAATTAATGAAAGAAACTAACCCCAAATTGGTCGTTGATGGGTTTATGTCTGGTGTAGCACCATATTCTGATAAGATTTCATCTAAGGATGAATCATTTTTTATCAAGGAATCTAAAAATGTGGAATTTATGAAAGGTGTAAACCTCGAAAAACATTGGGGGTCCGCTTCGGAAGGTACGAAGGATGCAATCTGGCAATACATTCAGACATTATATATGTTGGGAACGACTATCCAGTCTATACCAGCAGACACGTTAGCAATGATTGAAGCTGTCGCGAAACAGTGTGCCGATAAAATGCAAAACGACGGTGGGGAGATCGATGAAAGTGCACTTATGAAAACTATGCAGGGTATGTTAGGTGGTATGATGAAAAAATAAACTTATTATATATAAATGACTTCTTGGTTTGAGGATCCAAAACAATTGGTTCGAGTTGACAAAGTTCATGAATTTTGGCCGTCGAAGACACAATCTTCAGCAGAACGTGTCGATGCATCAGCACGATTTATCATTTACGCATCGTGTTTAATTTATCTCATAAAGCGTGATCCACGTATTTTTGTATTAGGAGCGACTGCGATCGGTGTTCTTTATATAATGGAAAAGTCAAATATGGTTAAGGATGGTGTACGTCCAACAAATGTATATAATAATATAGGTAAGGAATGCTCGATGCCAACAAAAGATAACCCAATGGGTAACGTACTCATGTCGGATTACGTTGATAGACCAGATAGACCACAATCGTGCTATTACCCGACTGTAAAAACACCAGTAAACAAATACCTTACAGGTGATATAGAATATGGTCCTATGCGATCACGTTCAGCTCTACCAGACCAGCAAAGAAATGCTTTATCTAGACAATTTGTCAGTATGCCTGATACATCCATAGGTAATACACCTTATTACGAGTTTATCCACGGTAAAAGAGGTGACACGTGTCGCCAAGACCCACGATTATGTGATCCAGACGCGAGAGGTGTCCAACTCGAAGCATTTGCAGGCCTCAATCCAAACGGTGACGCTAGACGAACAGCGACTAGAACATCACTTTAAATTTTTAATTTTAGATATACCATATGTAGGTACTCGATTTGCACAAACAAAATCTTTTGTAATAGTAAATGGCGTATCAACTACAACCAGGAATGAAAATGGTTCAAGACCGAGCGATCCCACCAGTGTGTGCGACCGAAGAAGTTTTTATGTATCCTCAGCCCAGTACTCTTAATTATGGCTCGAGTCGCCCAAATACAATGTTATATGGAACGGCGCCATATATGGCAGGTAAAGGTGCACCGGCACAATTTATAGAAACATCGGATCAACTCAGACCACAATCCACTACACAATTTAATAAACTTTTAGTGAAAACATACGAAAGAGGATTTCACCCAATTCAAAATGTCGAATGTAAGTTACCAATCAGAACACAAACATACGAACCCGCAAGTACGAGAGCAGAAACACAAAACGGATTATTCCAGCAAAGATATCTCAATAAAAAATCTCAATAAGAAATAAGAATGGCTGATCCGATATCTATATTAGCTATAGCCGGTTTAGTTTACGCCGGTAGAAGATTGAGTCGTCCAGACGAAACATACACAATAGAGGGTAACCCTATAGAAGAACCGGAAGTTGTTTCTGAATTTTCTAATAGAGATGTTGCTATCCAGTCCGAATATTTAGGACCTTTATCACCACTTATAGAACCAACGTACACGACGAAATCAGAAATTGGTTCGTTTGCTGAAATTGCACCACAACGCCGCTCGTCCGGGGGTGAAATATTATCAATGCGCAACCGCATGTACGACGCTGGACGAATGAATAATCTTTCACCAGTCGAAAAACAACTTGTCGGTCCAGGTTTAGGTGTTGGAGCAGAAGTACCAGCATTTGGTGGTCATCAGCAATTATTCCGTGTTAACCCAGAAAACGTCGGTGCGTACCGCTTAACAACATTACCAGGTAGGTCCGGTCCAGCGTTTGACGGTAAAGGTGGTAGACGTGGTATCGTTGGTGAAGTCGCACACAACAGACCGGAAAAGACGGCGTTCCTTCCAGAGCGTCTCCCGACCGTCCTTGGGCGTGCACAAGGTATGAGTGGTGCGATTGGTAGATCTGAATACGAAAAAACCAAACGAACAACAAATAGATCCGAAACGGGATTAAGAACAGATACCTTAAATTACGCAGGTGCAAAACGAGTTGTATCTGCACTCACGAGAGCACAAGAACCAACACGTAATAAAACAGATGGTACCATAGAACAATACCAATACGCCAATTTACCAGCACCAAATATTAACAGTTATCACCACGGATACTTGAACGCCCCCGCGTATAAGATGTCTGAAAATAGAACAGGTAATTCCATGTACACGAATGAAGAACTTACAAAATATGGTTTAAGACCATCCGATCTTCGTGGTAACCCAAATAGAGCTGCGGGTCCAGGACGAATGAACGTTCGAGCCGATGCACTTAACCAGGGTGGTATGGTCACAAGTGTTCGTTCAGACACGAGTCGTATAGACGGTAGAGTAAATGCCGCAAATGGTGCATGGACGCAACACTATAGACCAAACGATTACCACAATTTTAATCCATACAAGGGTCAAATGAATCCAAATGCGACCAACATGAGCTTAGATACAGCAAAAAGACAGCTCGCAAATAACCCATTGGTTAATAGCATCTATTAAATATGTAAAATTGAGACATACACGCATTAAAATATTGTTCATATATTTTAATGAAGGTACACACCTTAGATATAGATAGTGGTGAACGAGACCCCATTTTGTACCCAAATCCAGGTGATTATGTAGTCTACCTAAAAACGCCCATTTATGACGTGACGAAGTTATCACTTATATCAGCACGTATTCATAATAGTCAGTACCTTATACACTCTCGAAATAACCAATTTGATATTTTGACAAATAGTGGGGGTACTCAAACTGTAACTATACCTATTGGAAACTATAGTGGAGATGAATTAGCCGCAGCTATTAATGATAATTGTACTATAATTACGGGTGCAATTTACGATAAAGATACAAATGCTATAACGTTTACGGGTTCGAGTGATTTTACATTTTTATTTTATACGGGTACGAACGGGTATATAAACGGACCTAATGAGTATACAACACCTCACGATATTTTAGGGTTACCATCTTCAAATGTATCATCAACTTCTAATTCATTAGAAACTGGGAGTATTAATTTACAGGGTGCTGATGCTATTATAGTTAAAATGAGTAGCGGGTCGGATGAGTTTAACAAAACTGTGTTTTCGGAAACACCATTTTATACGGGGCGAATACTTATGTGTGGTGATGTGATTAACTATTCGGGTGTTGACGATACGGTCGAACACAATTTTGATTCTGGTTCACAAAAAACGATATCGAGTTTACGTGTTCGGTTTTATTATAGTAGCAATAATCGATTAATACCCTATGATTTTAGAAATGCAAATCATATACTTAAACTCGCGGTCACGTGTTCTACCGATAAAATGGAAAATATACCTAAAGTGGAAAGAGACTATTCTCTTCCACCACCTATGAGTATCCCCGAACTGGAGGATCCGCGTAGATGGGATGCGTTTATATCTATATTTATGGTGGTCGCAACCGGTTTATTTTTACTTTTAGTTATGCGTAAGCCGAAACTTATCGGGTAATCGCATACATTGGTTGTGCTGGCTTTTGGACACGCTTAGAAACACGCGAGATACCAATGTAGACCAAGATAGACAAGAGCGTCGTAAGCATGGCAGTGAGAGTGTAGTTCATACCACCGTTTTTGTTGACCTTGACAAATTGGTTGACGATCCACCTGACCAAGTCCATCCACGAAAGGGCGGCAGCAAATGAAAAGCCCGCGACGATGGCGTTGAGGGATTGTGATTCGAGTTCACGCGTAACGAGTGTAACAGTTTCTTGCATTTTATATACAGTATCCTGAGATTTTAATCAGGGAGTAATTCTTCTTCTATTAAAATTTTTTTATAATACTTTGGTTTCATGTATCCTTTTAACATACCGATATTGCCTAACGATTCCAATTCTGATTCGGTATCAGATTCAGTATCTGAATCCGAATCAGAGCTTTCATCGTCCCGTATCTTAAAATATTCAGAAGTCGTCGTCCATCCCTCCGGTTCCGATGTGTTCATTACTATCTATAGCATTTTTTAACATCCATTCTGACGGATTTTTTGGTTCCCACGTCGCCCAATTATCGTACGCCATATTCATCTTAACGAATTTGTATTCGCGGCCTGAATATCGTGTAAAAGGTACATCCTCATCTTCTTCGATTTCAATATCGTCTTCTTCTGAATCGTCGTCCTCTTCATATATTTCCGGGAAGTGTGTGCCGATCTTTTTACCGACCTCGTGCATGGCACAATATTTCATGGCGTATTCCATATCTTCGCCGAGAACAATGTCTCGCCCGGACGCCTTTGCGTATTCGGCCGCAAGTACCATGGACCGTTCTAAAACGGGTTGAATTATGTTTATAGCAGAATTTTGAAACTGCTCTATTAAGTTTGTAGTCGCGTCTTTTTCTTGTTGATTCATTATAAATTAAACAGTGTTTTTGCAATTCCGTTTTCTACACGGAGTATGTTGTAACTTAGGCCTAAAACTCTAACTTCTCTTTCACATAGATTATCTGGTAAAGTTGTAAGTTTAATAATTTGGTCTTTAACTAAACTGAAATTTCTTTGACCCGTGGGGTACCACCTTTCTGGTTCTAAAGCAAAACTATACGAATAGTATCTCCTAAACAATTGTGTTCTGGTATGATGTATACCACTTTGGACCGCACGTAAGTTTATAATACTACCCGTTTCTTCATTTAAAATAATGGTATCATCGAGTGTCAGTTCAAGACTTTTCAAATGTTCGTAATTTACGTATTCACCTTTAATCAATTGATATACCGAATCGTAATCAAAATTGGTAACGAAATGACCACCCGGTACCTTTCTTAATCTCTGTATGATGAAAAATAATTCTTTTACTGGATTTTTAAATTCGAGTTTATGTTTCGTAACAACAAAATTATCGTTGTTTGGATCCTGAGGTATTATATACTTATTTTCTTGAATTTGTGTAATAATGTAATCTACTTTTGTACTTATTATTTTTTGTTTTTCTTCTTCGTTTAACGAAACCATTTCAGTTGTTAATTTTATACTTTTTATAAGACCTTTCGTTTGTATAGTATCACCTAAATAAAAAATTGAGGAATCATATGCTGCGTCGTAACCCCAAACACAATCTTTTACATCTCTGAGTTTAATAACAATTTCAACCTCTTGGTTAGTTATAGCGCAAAGTGGTATGGAGAGTTCGGGGTTATTGTAAAAATAAAAGGGGATATCAACAAAAAACTTTTGATCTGTCGCTGCTACACCTAAATATCCGGCTATCGTCTTTGTTGCAACAGCGGTTCCAGAAAGTTCTAACGGTGGTTTACCGACGAGTTTGGCTAAATTATGTTGTTTTGTTTGTGTGACATAATTATCTGAATAAATGGCTAAATAATCACTTGGTACGCGTTGTATTAAATTGTCTCCTATATACAAATCTGCATATTCAATCATGGCGTGACCTATAGATTCGACATATCCAATACCTTCAATATTATTCACCAAATTCTGTTGTATACTAGATAATTCAACTTTCATACTCACTGTCTTAAGAAGATCACCTTGATTTTGTGGTATGGTACACCGTATTGTACTCCCAAATTCAATCTCACCTCTGACGTCTAAATCGACGAAGAATGGTGCAAAGTTTGTGTGTTTTTGAAAATTCTTTATGAAATATGTATATTCGGGGTCGTCTGTAAAGAATGCGTCCTGTGGTCCAGATGTTTGTAATTGAACACGACCAGCCATTACTAGTATAACGTACTAAAATTTTAAACCACCAAGGCCGCTTTGAATGTGTAACACGTTATAGTTTACAGCGTATACGTAAACTTTGTGTCCGAAACTAGCGTCTGGTGTATCGAGTTCTATATCTATCAAATTGTGTGCTATTCTACTCATGTTAACTTGACCGGTCGGGTAATATGTTTCTGGTTTCAATGAGAAACTATATACACCAAATTTATTA